TTAATCGGACGGTCGTTGGTTCAAGTCCAACCGCGGGAGCCTTTCCTTCAATCGACCGAGGTCGTACCCACCGGGTACGACCTCGTCGTCTATCCCCCACCGTGCGGGGTCAACGTCGAGAGCGACGAGCAGCAACCAGACCCGGAACAGGTCCTTGGGTCGCAGGTCGTCCGGCGAGTCCACTCGCTGGTACTTGGCGAACGTGTTGCGAGACCCGATGCCGGGACCCAGCTCACGGTGAATGGACTCCACCGCTCCGTTGAGCCCTCGCGGGGCCCTGAACGCGGCGACGACGATCGCGTCGCCCCAGGTCACCTCTTGCGCGACGACGGTCACTTGTCGCCCTCCTTGTTCTCGAACCACCAGGTATTCGCCCCTTTCGGGCGGTGAGTGTTGAACATGCTCGCCCACGGCGTCCCCCGCAGCCTTGCTAGTGCCTGACTAGGACGCTCAGTCGGCGGCAAGCAGCTTCCGTCACCCCAGAACTCGCGGTGCACACCAACGAAGGTGAGAACCGCGAGGCACGCGCCGCAGAACGGCATGGTCGCGGCCTGCTCGGGTGGCGCCGTTTCGACCTCCCCACCCATGCACGCAGCCCGGCCGTCGTTGAGCGGCCAGTGAACCCGTGCCACCTGCTCAGTCTGTGACATGTCAGAAATGCTAAGCGGTCTGGTTTGACATGTCCAGCAATACCCTGCACGATCTGCGATATGGCAATTCGGACGGCAGGTCAGTTCGCGCGAGAACGCAGGGAAGAGCTTGGACTCTCACGCGAGCGGTTCGCGGTAGAGACAGAGGTATCTGTGAGCACGGTCGTTCGGCTGGAGAATCACGATCACCTTCCCCGCGTCCCCGCTCTGATCCGGATAGCAGCGGGCCTCCGTTGCTCCCTGGACGAGATCGCCGGGGTGTCCCGATGAGCCGCCCTCAGACACCCGCCGGCGCCCCCGTGACCGCCCCGGTTGCGCCGGCGGGTTCCAACTCGGACGCCAGGACGTTCGTCTTCAAGACGCCGCCCCCGTACGGGAACGTGCTCGCCGAGCCATGGGTGTGCGCCCGCGGCGAGTTCGACTACTCGTGGTACCCGACGTGGGACGACGCCATGGCAGCGGCAACCCGCCCGGAGCGCGCCGCGTGACCGGCTTCCTGCCGGGCCGCTCCGCCCTGTCGCTCGAGCAGCGCGCTCGAGCTCGGCGCTACGTCGCCGTGTACCGCGAGCGGTTCGGTCGCGATCCGCGCGCTGTGCCGGAGACCGTCTACCTCGAGGACGCGCCCGATCGTGAGGCACTGACGTGAGCCGCACCAAGCCGCGCAGGGACTACGGCAAGGGATGGGACGCCCCACTGCCCAAGCCGTCACCGCTCGCCCTCACGCCGCACCTGATGACGTCCCTCGCCAACGCCGGCTGGGGCGAGCTGTCGGGCCGCGCCATGCAGGGCGTGCGCTCGACGCTGCACGCGCTCGTGCACGCCCTGCCGTACGGCTCGGCCGCCGGCAAGGCCACGGCCTACGACATTGCCGGCCGCGCCGGCCTGTCGCTCAAGTGGACGACACGGTGCCTGCACCTGCTCGAGGACCTGGGCGTGCTCGAGTGGACGCGCGGCGGCATCGACATCAACAACGCCAGCGACCGCAAGGGCCGGCCGGGCTGGTTCCGGATCGTCAAGACCCGGCTCGTGGAGCTGGTGATGCTCGCCCGCCCGATCAACGACGAGAAGGTGCGCGCCTACCGCGCCGAGACGCTCGAGCGGATTCGGTCGATCAAGACCCGGTACACCCGTACTCGGCTCCGCAATCAGACGCGTGGGAAGCATCTTCCCAGGTCAGAACATGTGGCACTGAGCGGTGACCCCACCCCCCAAGTGGGAGGGCCGGGAGGCGCGCCTCCCCGCTCAAAGGATCTTCCTACCTCTCAGGCACCCTCAGGAGCTGCTTCGCAGCCCTCACAGGAAGCGCCTACGGCGCGCGGGGACGGTCCCGAGGTGCCAAGCACCCTTCCCGGCTCTCAGGGCGCACGTGCGGCCCTGGCGGCCGCACTGCTCGCATCGCCCAAGGCCGACCCGCACACGCGGGCGCGGCTACGCGCTCAGAGGCTGCTGTGACCCGCCCGGGGCCTGGCGAGGTGACGTGCGAGCACGGGTACGACTCGTGGCGGAAGACGCGCGACGGCCGGCCGCTGTGCCCGTTCTGTCGGCGTCTCGCCAAGCGCGAGGCGACCGAAAAAGCGGCCCGGAGGGCAAGGTTCGCGCAGCCTCACCTAGACATCCCTGCTCTCGTCGCGCACGACGACAGCCTCAACAACGTCATCTCGCTCACCGCCGCCCGCGCACGCCGGCGCCGACCCAAGGAGATCTGATGTCCCAGCACCGCCCCGCACTGATCAACCCGGACACCCGGGGCGCTCTCGCCGTCGCCCTGCTTGCGACCGCCGCGCTCGTCGGGATCAGCTTCACGCTGTCCTACGCCGGCCTGTCCGCGCTCGCCCCGTGGGCCGCCGTGCCGCTCGGCCTCGCCCCGCTGATCCCGGTGTTCATCGATGGCGCGATCGGCGTGTACACGTACTCGGCGCTGGCGGCCACGGCGCGGCGCGAGTCGGCCGCGCGCCCTTGGACGTGGGTCGCTCTCTGGACCCTGGTGTCCAGCTCGGCGAACGCCGCTCACGCATGGAGCTACGGCCCTGGCGGATGGGAGGGCCTCGTGGGCGCCACGCTCGCCGGCCTGTTCCCGATCGGGTCGCTGCTCGGCACGCACGAAATCGCCGCTCGGATGATCGGCCGGCCCGAGCCCGAGCCCGCGCCGTCGCCGCTGTCGGTGCTCGAGGGGATCGAGTCCGCGGACCTGCACCTCGTGGAGCCCGAGCAGCTCGAGCGGCTCCGCGCCAAGGTCGCTGACCAGCGCAAGCCGCGCGGCGGCCGGCGTCGCGTCACCTCGCCCGCCCGCGCCGCAGCTCGTGAGCGAGCACGCGACCTCCGCGCCCAGGGCCACACGGTGCGCGCCATCGCCGCAGAGGTGGGGCTGTCGCACTCCACGGTGGCCGAGGACGTCCGCGACGTGGTGCCGGCATGAGCCGCCCCATGCTGTTCGTGGCCGCGTCGATCCTCGCCGGCGCGCTCGTCGGCGTCGTGCTCGGCGCCCTCGTCCGGCTGTTCATCCTGGCGTGACCTGGTCAGGCCGGAAGGTGGAAGCCGCGCGCGCCTACTGGCGCCCGCGGCTTCCGCTGCCGTGCTGGCGCTGTGGCCGGATGCTCACCGCGTCCGGCCCGTGGACCGTGGGCCACCTCGTGGACCGGGCGCTCGGCGGGTCCGAGACGGACCCGAGCAACCAGCACCCGGAGTGCGGGCGCTGCAACACCAGCGCCGGCGGGAAGCTCGGCGCCAGCATCACGAACCGCAAGCGACAGAGCAAGACACAGACCAGCACCAACCACGCACCGACGCTGACACGCGCGACCGAGAGAGACCGAGGAATCAGGGGATGGTGAACGGCATCACCGAGCACCGGCGAGCGTTCGAACAGCTCGCACTCGCCGGTTTTGAGCCGGCGGTGGGAGCCCTCGCTAGTCGGCCACTCCCTTTCTCTCCCCACGGGGGAGCCGGCGCGACGCCGGCGCCCAAGCTGCCCAACCTGAAATCCCCGTTCGGCCGGCGCTACTGCAAGCCGCTGCACAACTCGCCGGCCAAGGCCGACGTCGCGATTGACGACCTGATCCACGGTGCCGCGCTGCTCGGCTTCGTGCCGTCGCCGCATCAAGAGCGGTTCGGCCGGATCATGAACGCGACGAAGCCGGACGGCCTGCCCCGGCACCGCCGCATGGCCAAGACCGAGCCGCGCCGGTCCGGGAAGACGGACGGCATCCTCGCCCTCGCCGTCGGCCGCTGCACGACCCGCCCGGACTACTACACGGCGTTCTCGGCGCAGAGCGGGAAGAAGGGCCGCGACCGGTTCCTCAAGATGGCGGTCAAGCTCGAGCGCCACGACCCGTGCCTACGCCCCTCGAGGACCCGCCCGGACGGCTGCACCCGCACCGACAACGACCACGTCCACTACCGGATCTACCGCAGCAACGGCGGCGAGCGGATCGAGTGGGCCAACGGCTCCGTGTTCATGGTGCTGCCGCCGGATGCCGAGGTGTACCGCGGCGAGGAATACCACCTGATCATCCTGGACGAGGCCCAGGAGACCGAGGACGACGAGGCCGCGGACGAGCTGCTCGGCGGCATCAACCCCACGATGGACACCGTCCCGGAGGCGCAGCTCGTCGTAGCCGGCACCGCTGGCAAGCGTCGGTCGGGGCTGCTGTGGCGCTCGCTCGAGAAGGGCCGCGCCGGCGTCTGGGGCATCCTCGAGTACGCGGCGCCGCTCGAGGCCGACCCGACCGACGAAGCGGTGTGGCTCGCCGCGCACCCGGGCATCGGGACCCTCACCACGCTCGAGGTGATCCGCGAGAACTTCGCGGACATGACGCTCGTGGAGTTCCAGCGCGAGTATCTGGGACAGTGGCCGGCGGACGCCGCCGTGTCCGCGATCGACGCCGAGCAATGGAAGAACGCCGGCGCCGACACGATGCCCGTCCGGCCCCGCCGTGTCGGTGTCGCGTTCGACGTCGCGCCCGACGCGTCGGCGGCCGCTATCGCGTGCGCGTGGCGCGACGAGGACGGCCGCGCGCACGTCGAGGTGCTCGCCTACCGCTCGTCCGTCGCGTGGCTCCCCCTCGAGGCCCACCGGATCGGCCGGGAGTCCCGTGCGCAGATCGCCTACGACGTCATCGGGCAGAACACGAACCCGGCCGAGAGCATCACCCGCCGGACGCCGCCAGTCCGGCTGGCGCCGATGAACATGAAGGACTCGCAGGGCGCCGCGCAACGGTTCGTGTCCGAGCTCGCCGCCGGCAACCTCGTCCACTACCGCCAGAAGGACCTGGACGCCGCCGTGGACGGCGCGAACTGGCGCAACGTCGCCGGCGACTCTGCGCGCCTGTTCGGGCACAAGGCGTCCGCGCACGGCATCACCCCCCTGACCGCCGCCGCCCTGGCGCTGTGGCACTACGACAAGGCCACGCGACGAGCCCGCACGACGCGCGCCCGTCCCACCGTCCGCACCACCGAGAGGCCGGCCGCATGAGCTACTTCCACGACGAGTCGGTGAGCTGCACGGTCGGCGGCTGCAAGACGTGCGGCGTCCGCTGGATAGCCGGCAGCCGGGGCGGCTCCCGCGCCCTCGCGATCGACCACGAGCTACGCGCGCACCCGGGCGAGACGATCGCCCGCAGCGCCGGCTACACGGCCAAGTCACGCCGCAGGTGATTCCGAGTCGGCCGATGTAAGGGTTCTCCGGATGATCGTCTCCCGTGGGGATCTTCTCTGGACTGATGCGCCGGTTCGAGACCAACGGCGGGCACGGCTCGTCGCGTCTCGCCCGGCGCTCGAGCGTCCGGCCGGCGACGCCGCACACCACGTCCAACCTGCAATCGGTCGTCTACGCGGACGCGCTCGGCGCGGAGCACACCCTCGTCTCACGTGAAGAGGCCATGCTCGTCCCGGCCGTCGCGAACGCCCGGTGGCTCATCTGCTACCCCGTGAGCGGGCAGCCGCTCAAGGAGTACGACGGCACCACGCGCAGCGTCACCGACGCCGCCGGCGCCGCACGGGACATTCCGGTCCCGGTCGCCGACCAGCCCGAGTGGCTCACCAACACCGGTGGCCAGGAACCATGGCAGTTCCGCACCGCGGACACCCTGGACGACATGCTCTTTGAGGGCTGGTCCCTCTGGAAGCTCGAGCGCTCGACCAAGCCCGACGACGGCTGGCAGTCCCGCGACGGCTCCACGTTCATCCCCGCCATCACCGGCGCCGTACACGTCCCGCTCGACCGCTGGGACTTCAACAGCGACGACGAAATCACGATCGACAGCGAGGTGCAGGGCGAGCTGGACGTGATCCTGTTCCGCTCGCCCACGGACCCGCTGCTCGTCGCCGGCCGCCGCACCATCCGCGGCGCCGCCGAGCTCGAGGACCGATGGTTGCGTGCGCTGGCCGCCATCCCCGTCGTGGAGATCAAGCAGGACGAGGACATCGAACTCGCCGAGCCCGACGACGAGGACGCAGATCCAGAGTCCAGGGAAGCGATGGACGAGGCCCAGGGGATCGTGGACGACTACGTCAAGGCGCGTACCGACCCCAACGGCGCAGTCGTGTTCACGCCGTACGGCTACTCGCTCAACGCGGTCGGCCAACAGGCGAACCACGAGCTGTATATCGAGGGCCGCAATTTCCAGGCGATCGACGTCGGCCGGCACACCGCCATCGCCGCGAACATGCTCTCCGCGTCCGGCGTCACCGCGTCCCTGACCTACGAGACGAAGAAGGACGGCCGCTCCGACGTCCGCGACCTCGTCCAAGGGGTATGGGCCATGGCGCTGTCCGCGCACCTCTCCCTGGACACCGTGTGCGCCCCGGGCCACTCAATCGCGTTCGACCTTTCCAACCTCGCCGAGCAGCCCGACGACGGCGCCGGCCCCAACGTGGAGGACTGACCCGTGACCAACACGCTCAAGGTGTCGGGGACGCTGCTCACCGCGTCCGCCGAGGACCGCACCCTGACCTACCGGCTCGTGAAGTACGGCGAGCCCGGCCGGACGAGCAAGGGCATCGTGACCGCGCGCCGCGGGTCGATCAAGCTCCCGGCCGACGTGACCACCCTGTTCGGCAACTACCAGCACGACCAGGACCGCCGGCTGTCCCGCGCCGAGTCCATCACCGAGGACGCCGAGGGCCTGCTGCTCACCGCGTCCGCGCTGCCCACGCCGGCCGGCGACGAGCTGCTCGCCGAGGCCATGGCCGGCGCCCGGCCCGGTGTCTCCGTCGAACTCGAGCGCCCCACCATCCGTGCCGGCGAGCTGCTCGCCGGCGAGCTGATCGGGTTCGGCCACGTGGTGAAGCCGGCCTACCCGTCGTCGCTGCTCACCGCGGCCGACGTCGGCGAGCTGGACGACGAGGACGAGACCGACGACGAGGACCAGGACGACGACGCCGGCGACGAGCCGGACACCCAGACCACGGACGCGGGGGACGCGCCCGAGAACACCGACCCCGGAGAGGCAACCATGACCGCCAGCACCAAGCGCCCCGCCAAGCGCCCGACCTTCCAGGGCGTCAAGCCGCGCGTGGAGAACGCAGACCCCGACGTCCTGACCGCGAACGAGGTGTTCACCCTGCTCGGCACCTCCGCCAAGGAGGGGACGCCGGCGCTCACCGCCGCCCTGGCGCAGGTCACCCAGGCCGGCGTGTTCGACGTCGTCCACCAGCCGCAGTGGCTCGGCGAGCTGTGGGACGGCGTGGACTACGAGCCCGAGTACACGCCGCTGATCGGCTCGGCGTCGCTCACGAGCATGAAGATGCAGGGCTTCACGCTCACGGCCAAGCCCAAGGGCGCCGCCTACGCCGGCGGTGGCGCCGAGGTGCCGACGTCGCCCGTGACCGCCGGCATGAAGGAGAAGGACGCCGAGCGCTGGGCCGGCGGCTGGAACGTGGACCGCGTGCACGTGGACTTCCCCTCGCCCGAGTTCTGGGCCGCGTTCTGGCGCGCGGTGAACGACGACTACGCGGCGGGCACCGACGCCAAGGTGCGCACCTACCTGACCACGGCCGCCAACGCGTCGCCCCTCGTGATCCCGTCCGCCGACATCCCGGCCACCGTGCCCGAGGCGCTGTTCAAGCTCGTGCGCGGTGTCCGCTACCTCAAGCGCACGCTCAAGGCCGGCAAGCCGACCTTCGCGCTGTTCGGCGAGGACCTGTACGACGACTGGCTGTTCCTCACGAGCGACAGCGCGCCGGCGTACGTGCAGGCCACGCTCAACGCGCTGTCGGGCGACCTCGAGGGCGTCACGATCATCGGCGACGAGGCCGTGGGCGACGGCGTCGTCCGGGTCGGCACCAAGAACACGGCCAAGCTCCACCAGCTCGGCGGCGCAACTCCGATCCGCGTGTCCACGCAGGACGTCGCCCACGGCAACATGACCGAGGCCGCGTTCGCCTACGACGGGATCATGGAGAACAGCAAGATCGGTCTCGTCGCGGTCACGACCGGCGCCTGATCCGATGACCGAGCCGCTGCCCGATCCGGTCGTGATCGGCTGGGTGGACGTGGACGCCCTCGTGGCGTCCGCGTCCTGGGCCGCGCACGCGGACCCGGACGACCTTGCCGACGCCCTGTCCAGCGCGTACGAGGAATGTCTGCTGTACGAGCCGCTGGACAACAACCGCCGAGTCTGGACGCCGGACACGGTCGGCCCCGTGCCTGCCCGGCTCGCTCGAGCACAGGCCCTGCAGGCACGTGCCAGCATCCGCGAGTCCGTGAGCAACGGCGGCGACGCCCAGGGGTTCGACGGTGTCCAGGTCACCGTCTTTCCACTCGACTGGCGGGTCAAGCAACTACTACGTCCGCGTAAGGCCGTCCGGAAGGGCCCGCGATGATGGAAGCCCGCGCCCTGCTGCGCGACGCCCTGCAGGCGGACGGTGTCTTGCCGGCCAAGTACACCCTGCTGCCTTACCCGGACGAGCCGGACAGCGTCCCGCACGTCACCGTCGTACTGGCACCGCAGGGCATCGAGCCCGAGCCGACCATGCCCCTCGTCTACTGGCGCGTGCCGTGCGCCGTCTACGTGCTTGTCGGGACGGACCTGGACCCGGCGGCCCGGGAAGACCTGCTCGAGGCTGCTGTACCCCTCGTCCTGGCCGCGCTGGACAAGCACGAGTTCCTCGGCTGGTCCGGTGTGGAACGCACCACCGTGAACGCGTTCCACGCCTACAAGATCAACGCATTTTCGCTCACTGAAAGGCAGCAGACTCCATGACGCAGACTGTGGCCCTCGTGCCGCTCGTAATGAAGAACCCGCACATCGAGCTCGGCGGCGAGGAGTACGACAAGTCGTGCAGCTCGGCGACGCTCACCCCGAACGCCGTCGTCGTCACGTGGGACGGTTTCGGTGACGCACAGATCGCCGACGTCGGCACGGTCACCTGGACACTGGACCTCATCCTGGCCCAGGACCAGACCACGGCAGACAGCTTGCAGGGGTTCCTGAACGACCCTGCGAACATCGGCACCAAGGTCCCGTTCGAGGTACGCCCCACTGGTACCACGGGCAAGGGCTACTCCGGCGAGGTGCTCGTCATCCCGGTTCCGATCGGTGGCGCCAAGGGGGTTGTCGCGACCGCGACTGTGTCCCTGGCCGTGGTCGGACAGCCGACGCCGATCGCCGCCGGCGCCTGACATGGCACGTGTCCGGGTCGAGGGTGTCCGCGAGGTGACCGCCGCGGCTACCGCGCTCAAGGCCGTGGACCGCACGGTGAAGAACCAGACAGCCCGGAACCTGCGCTCTGCTCTGCCTGGCATCTGGACACAGGACGCGATTATTGGACAAACCCGGACACGCATGGACAGGGCCGTTTTCAACGGGGTGCGCGTCGGCGCGTCTTCGTCCCGGATCACGCTGCAGGCGGGCACGTCGCCGCTGATCCGGGATGACATCGCGTCGGCCCTCGAGTTCGGCGACCCGGCCAAGGGCTACACGACGTACACCGAGCGCCGGCGCGGTCAGTCTGTCCATGTCCGACGACGCACACAGAACCAGCTACCCGGCCCGGTTCGCAAGGGCCGCGTCGTTCACCCGGCGCTAAGTGCCGCCATGCCCCGGCTCGTGTCCCTGTACGTACAGACCGTGGTCCGCACCATCTATGAGGCGTGGGAGGGGAAGAGGTAGTGCCCGTCAAGATCGACGTGCTCGCCCAGGCCGACGCGTCCAGCGTTGCCGACCTCGGCAAGACGCTGGACGACGTCGCCGCCGGCGGCGAATCGATGGGTGCCCAGATCGAGGCCGGCCTCGAAAAGGCCGAGGCCGCGGCTCGCCCGACCAAGTCCGAGTTCCGTGAGCTGGCCCGGACCCTGGACGACCTGGCCGCTGCGTCCGGGAAGACCAAAACCGAGGCTCTGGACGACCTCAAGCGCGCCGCCGCAGAGGCTGGGACCGAGCTCAAGCAGGGCACGTTGGACGCCCTCGAGCGGCTGGCCGCCCAGGGGCCCCGCGACGTGGACAAGGTCCGCGAGGCCGTGGACGAGCTCAAGCGCTCGCTGGACGACGTCGAAATCGACATCGACACCGAGGGGCCTCTGACAAAGACGCAGGACCTCCTGAACGAGGTCAAGGCGTCGGTCAACGAGACGATGGGAGAGCTGGCCGGCTCGTTCGCTGAGAACGGGTTCAACATGGCCGACGCTCTTGACGGTGTCGTTGAAGTAGCTGCCGAGGCCGCGACCCTCCTACCCGGGCCGTGGTCGCTCGCCGGCGCCGCGATGGTCACGGTGGCCGCCGGCGTGTACGGCGAGTGGAAGCAGCGGATGGAGCAGATCGCCGAGGACGCCTCGGCGATGTACGAGGACCTGCTGAACTCCGGTCAGGACTACCTGTCCGATGAGTTCTTCCAGGGCCAGTTGCGGTCACTCTTCGACCCCATGGGCGAGTCGTACGACGACAACATGAAGCGGATCGACCTCCTCAAGGATCTTGGTGTCCCCGCAGAGGACGCCGCCCTGGCGCTGATCGGTTATGGCGACACGTCCGACCGTGTACTCGGGAAGCTGCGCGCCGGGCACGAGCTCTTGCACGACGACATCCGGGGGAACGCCGGCGCATACCAGGATCTCGGCCTCACCGGCGAGCAGCGACTGAGCGACGTGATCCGGCGCATCGAGGACTCTCAAGAGTCGTTCGACACGGCCAAGGGCGCGGCGAACCAATACCGCGATTCGATCAGCCGCATCCCGAACCAGAAGAACACCGAGGTCAAGGTCTCCGACAAGGGCACCACCGCCGCGACACAGCGCAAGATCAACGGCATCGACGGGCGAGACATCCCCGTCCAGGTCCGCGCCTACCTCGAGCGCGCCAACCAGGACGTCGCCGCGTGGCGCGCCGCCACGGCCGCGCTGCCGGTAAGCATCCAGATCCGCGCCTACGGACAGGCCGCAGTATGACGACCATCACGACCCCGAACGGTCAGACGCACCCCGTGGACCTCGTCCTGACGCTTGACGTCGGCCGAGACTCCCGGACGATCATCACCCAGCCGCCGAGCGGGAACCCCTACATCTCCCGTCGGCCGGCTACGACCAAGAGCGGGTCGGCGACACTGCTCGTGCGCGACTACGCGACTGCCAGGGCGATTGTGGACGGATTCGCCACGGCTGGCCCTGCAACTCTCGCAGTGCGGGAAGGCCGCGAGGTGCACACCAACTTCGTCACCGACCCTCGAGCGATGCAGGCGCCGCCCTGGACCTCTGTTCCTGGTACCGGCGGCGTCACGTCCGAGCTGATGGTCACCGGTGCGAGCGACGGTCCCGTCCTCCCGGACGGGACCATGGTCACGACGTACGCCCGGTACACGTTCACGACTGCCAGCACAGGCGGCGCAAGCTCGTTCGGGTACGCGATTCCCGGCGTGGACCTCGGCCTGTGGCCGACCGGCACCGACTTGGCCGGCAGTATCTACGTGCGCACGAGCATCGCCGTTGCGTCCGGCCGCGCGAACGTAGCTTGGCAGGCGCCGGCGCCAAGCTTCGCCGACACAGGGGCCAATGGTGCGGCGTCACCAACGGCGCCTGGCGTCTGGCAGAGAGTCGGGCACGTCGCCACCACCACGAGCCCCGCCGGCAACTTCGGCTGCCGCTACTTCGCTACCTCGCAGGTTTGGCCCTTGGGCGCCACCGTCGACGTGACGTGCGCTCTGGCGGTCCCTGACGCGGCAGCGCTGCCCGGCCACTTCGACGGCGCGTACGCCCCGCCTGGCTTCACGTCGTCATGGGACGGCGCGGTGAATGCGTCTACGTCCACGGCCGTGTCCACGGGCGGCGTGACCGAGACCTTGGTGTTCGAGCTCGCCGGCCGCGCGCAGCTCGCCAGCGACCGCGCCCGGAAGTGGACGGTGCAAGTCCCGTTCGCTCTGGCGAGCTGAGAGAGGAACCATGCCCGACGCACCCCGCATCGCGACCGACACGGCGACGTTCACGGCCTCCGACCTGGGCACGCCGTCTATCCCGTACTCACTGCCCATCCTGGACGGTGAAGTCACGCAGAGAGAGGGCCAGACCCCCCTGTACCAAGGGCGTGTCGTCGTCCCCTACGACTCCACGCTGTGGGGCGTGAACCCCCTCTACCGCGGTAGCGGACCGTTTGGCCCGCTGTGCACCGTGAACCTGGCCCGCGACGTCGCCGGCAACACAGCCATGAACAGCACGTTCTACTTCGCCGCCCGCGAGAAGACCCGTAGCCGATCCCGTACGACCATGGAGTTTCGGCTCGCCTCCAAGGACTCCCTCGCCCTGGACGGCCAGGTGCTGCACTCCGGCACGACGCAGACCGTGCTCTCGCAGATCACCTCCGCGCTGCGGACAGTGCCGTTCCTGGAGGGCGTGCTCGTCACGGCCGATGAATCCCTGAACGCCGGCGCCGTCAACGGCCTGGACGTGTTCGACGAGGGCGTGAGCACCTGGGACACGGCACAGGCTGCCGCGGACCTCGTCGGCGGCATCGTGCACCCGCAGGGCTCGTTCTTCCACATCGGGACCCGCATCGGATCGGCCGTCTTCTCGCAGTTCCACAACGCGTTCGACCCCGCCGGCCTGAACTACTTCGAGCCGCTCGAGCCGATCGACTACACGTACACCCGGGACAGCGGCTACGCGGACGGCACGTTCCTCCGCTGGTCATGGACCGACGCGAACGACGTCGAGCGCACACGCACCGGCCTCTACCTGTCCGGCTCGCCGTCCCTCGTTCAGCGGGTCGAGCGGCGCGGCGCACCGCCGGCCGGATCGACCGAGGCCGCGCGGAACCTTGCAGCCCAGCGCATGACCGAACGCGCCATCCGGCGCGGGTCGCGCATCCGGCTCGTCCTGCCGTTCCTGCCGGCTATCCGCGTCAACCACACGATCAGCATCCCCAGCGACGCCGACGAAAGCGTCTCCCAGACCATCACCGTCCAAGAAGTCGTGCACTCCATCGGAGCCGCGACAACGACCGTCATCGGAGCCTGACCATGACCGAAATCATTTCCCGCGCTGCGTGGGGCGCCAAGTACGCACCCGGTCCGTACACACGCAAGCTCGGCCACCTCGAGCAGTGGTTGCACCACACGGTCACTGTCGCGCCCAACGTCACGCCGCCGTTCACCGACGACTACGCCGCGGTGCGCGCCGTCGAGGCGATCACCGAGTCTCGGTTCGGCTGGGGCATGGCGTACACCTTCCTCGTCACGCCCGCTGGCCTGATCTTCGAGGGACACCCCATCGACCGGGTCGGCGCCCACACAGAGGGCCACAACACCGCCGGCGCCGGTATCGCATGGGTCGGCAACTACGACACCAGTGAGCCGCCGGCCGCCATGGTGAGGGCTACCGCAGCGCTGCTGCGCCACGGCAAGGCCCGCGGCTGGTGGGCCGACGTGAAGCTTGACGGCGGCCACCGCGACACCAAGGCGACCGCCTGCCCCGGCAAGCACGCGTACACGCTCATCGACGACATCAACCGCGCCGCCGCGGCGGCCGGCCCTGTCCCGACCCCCACCCCTCCTACCCAGAACGAGGACTACGACATGGACACTCTCGACCTGTCCAACGCCCACAAGAAGCCCGTCAAGGCGGACGACGTCGGCAAGCTGCAGGGCTTGCTGCTCGCCCACGGCTACGGCCCGCGTGGACTCGTCGGCCGGCACGGCCGCCCGGACCGCGTCGCCGGCAAGGTCACGCGCCAGCTGCTCGGCAAGTTCCAGGCCAAGACCGGCACCGGCAGCAAGGCCGGCGCGGACTACATCGCCGGCGGCCGGACCTGGCGCGCCCTGATCGAGGACTAGGAGAACCCCGTTGGAAATCAACGTCAACGACGTCGTCACGGTGCTCGAGGCCGTAGGCGACTCGTGGCCGGCCGCAATCGTCCTGGTCACCCTCGTGGGCGGCTTCGTCGCCGTGCGTGCCCTGCCCCGGCTCAAGGACATCACCGAGTCGCTGCAGGTGTTACGGCACGAGATGGCGCCGAACAGCGGTAAGACCGTCCGCGACGCCGTGGATCGCATCGAGGACAAGCTCGGCACCCACATCGATGAGGACAAAGCGTGGAAAGGCCAGGTGGAGGACCTGCTAACTCGCGGGGAGTGACTGGTGTGAACCAGGGGTGTCAGGCAGTCGCTTCGCACTCGGCCAGCGCCGCCGCGTACAAGGCGCTGTCGCTGTTCGGGTTCCAGTCGTACCCCTGGACGGCTAGGCACGCCTGGACGTCCTCCTGAGACGGCGGCGCGAGGGCCACAGCGACCCCAACGGCCGCGGCCACCAGGACGGCGCAGCCGACGACCGCGAGGACGATGCGCGCACGTGTGGTGGTCATGGGGGGGACGATACTCGGTCGCCGTCGGGAGGGGAGTCGCCGGCGACCGAGTTCACCCCGGGACTGCTCAGGCTGCCGCGCGGGCGACGGCATACAGGGAGTCCATCGGGAGCTGGATGTACCGCATCGTGGTCTCGGGTTTCGCGTGCCCGAGCAGCCGGCCCACGGCAAGGATGTCCCGCGTGCCCCGGTAGGCAGCCGTGCCGGCACGGTGCCGCAGCGTGTGCGCCGTCCAGTGCTCCGGTAGCAGCTCGCTCAACAGCTTGGACACGTAGCCGGGCGACAGGTGCCCATCCTGGCGCCCAGGGAACAGCCATCCGCCCGCGCTCCGGATCGCCGCCTGTAGGTCCGGGTCGAGGACTGGTACCCACCGTTCCTTTCCGCCCTTGCCGACGACGAACAGCAGATCGCCGTCCAGTCTGTTCGAGTGCACGAGCGCCATCTCACCGACCCGCAGCCCGCAGTGCCCACCGAGCAGCAGCAGCCACCGCGAGCGGCCCGGCAGGTGCGCCGTCAGCAGCAGATCCAAGATAGGGTCCGGGATCGGCCGCGCGACGCCAGGAGGCACCCGCACGGCTGGCAGCAACAGACCCGGATCGGTCGGGATCAGGCCGCGCGCGTGCAGCCACTTCGTCAGGCCCCGGAACACGCTGGCAGCGCTCCGGATCGTCTCGGGCGTCCAGTCTCGCCGTGCCGCCAGGGCGCGCTCGAGGACGCGAACCGTGATCTTGAGCGGGTCGCGGGCGAACCGCTGGAGGTGGCGTAGGTAGTGCTCGTGGAGTCGTACGGTCATAGGCCGGCGGCCCGCCGCGCGCAGACTGTCGAGGTAGTCACGCACCACGGGCCGCCACGGATTAAATGCATTCGCATCGGTCAT